TCGGGTGTGACGTCTTACGACTCATTACCCGCATCCTGAGGTTGTCCGGCGGTCAGCGCCGGACTCTTGCCGGCTTCGCCGGCGCTGTCTACAGGAGAAGTGGGCCGCTTGAGAGTGGAGCGGGCCGCAGCTATCTCGTGTTTGCTGACGGTGTCCCATTGATTGAGACCATAAGCAGCACCGTCAGGAGTTGAGAAGTCGAAATCGTCCGGACTGTCATCCTCAATCTCTAAAGGAACAGCGGAAGCTGGTAACCGACCTTGCTGGAGAAGGTCTCTGATTCGTTGATCGAGGGATGCAGAGACATGGTTTGGTTTAATTTGCATGGTGTAAATTTCCTATGAAAGTTAAAGCCAGGTAATACCTGGTCAGATGATACATACCATACACCACAGCCTGAATGACTAATAATGCTGAGGTGATAGCGCACAGAGAACTCAGAAAATGAAAGAAGTTCCACGGGGAGATACCAGGCGCCTAGCAATCATACGATGGTAAGCAGCGACGATCAAATTAGCATCATTCAAATCCGCTTGGAATGGATCAGGAGGAACAACCGCATTGACGTTGAAACCATTAGCAGGGTCAATTACACCAGTGGGATTGTCCTGTCTTGCAAAATGCCAGTCAGGATAGAGCAAAGAACCAGTTACGCCTTCATTGAAAGAACCAGCGAGCCGCGAAGGAGTGAAACGATATTCATCGTACCGGTCTTGATAACCAAAAAGCCCATCATCGTTTCCACGATTGCGGAAATTGACCTCACCAAGAGTAACAATCTGTTGTCCAATGTGTTGAAGTTCACGTTGCCAAAAATCCTCTTTTGTACGACGCAAAAACATACGTTGAATTGCATTTGCGTAAACAGTTCTTGGCATTGCAGAATAAATCGAAATTACAACGCCATGCTCCTCAAAGAAACGACGGTAAGCGCGAGTGCGTCCAGTTGAAATTCCATGACCATAAAGCTCACCAGCAGAACCAGAAGAAGTAGAAAGTACCTCGGAAAATTGAAGCGGAGAAGAACCACCACCGAGATATTCAGGACGCTGGAGGCGAGCATCTGAAGAACGAACACCCAGGTAAGCAAGATACTCTGTATAACGAGAACCATAGCGAGCACGAGCCTCTTGATATCGCTGAACAGCAAGAGCAAGACGGAGGTCATTGACGTCAATACCGACAGCAGAAGCAAGATCAGCAAAGAGACCAGAATCACCGTCAGGGACAACACCCATCGCCATTGAAGCAACAATATTAGTTGGAGTTTCAGCAGTACCCTGAGCATCACCATAAGCACCGGATGAAGTATCAAGTTCAGCAGTACCAGCACGTGAACTCAAACCATAACGATTTGTTCCGTCATAAAGACCAAGAGCTTTACCATCACCATAAACCGGAGCAGTGGAACCTAGAGAGACAGTCACATCGGGACCTTTTTGCTCCCAGGGACGACACGTGGAAAAATAATCTTTTTCCCAAGCACGGAAACGCAAAGAAACAGACGTTGTTGTATCAACGCCGTTAGCAAGAGAAATAGCAGGTTCGGCAATCAAGTCCTCGTCACGATAAAACTCGTTATAAATAAGTTGATAAGCACGAATTGGAAGAGCACTGACATAAGTATCAGTTGCATAAGTGCCAGCAGGAACACCAAGACCATTAAGCGCACGCATGTTGCTGGCACCACGACCATTAAGATTGATAGTCGGAAAATCAGCAGCAGCAATACCAAGACCATCAGCACCACCAGTTATAAATGTTTCCCAATTTTCCCAAAGGAGTCGATAGGGTACAAACCAATGATGAATGTCTTGCGAGACAGGATGAATAGGTGGAGTAGCAAGAGGTTGAGCACGGGTAAGACAACCAGTGACATGCTGAATTGAATCACCAGGTAGAACTTCGACACAACCGATAGGAGTCAAAAAACCAAGGTCGGTTGTAGTAAGGACATGATGCGACAGATTATGTTTAGAACGTTTCATTTTGATGCCTCCGTTTTGAAGTATTCGAGAATTTAAGTTTACGAGCAGAACGCTCTCGATTACGTTCACGCTTTACAGCAAGTTGATTTTGTTTCACATTAAACGCAAGAAGCGCCTCATCCCTTCGACTACGCGCCTGCGGGTCAGCGAGGGAATGTCCCTTAAGTATTGGCACAGATGGCAAGTCGTCGTCGGACTTTTCGAACGCGATGCCATCCGCCTTTGCTTTGCGGCGGATGTATTTCGGTGTAGGGAGGATTTTTTCATAATATGCGATTTCCTTTGGAAGACCATTAGGTTGAGATGTAAGCCATTCATATGCGTACGCACCATGTCCTGGGGAAGTACGATGGAACGGAGGAACACGACCAGCAATGTTTCGAATGTCATAAAGACCTTTAACGAGATATTGAGCAACATAGTCAATGCAGGTCGAATTAACTTTTCGTGTGTCAAGATCAACAGCACCATAGAACCACTGACGAATAGAAGAAGCAACCACAAGGGCAGGGTCAGCAATTCCAGAATCCACGAACAGAAGAACGTGATAATGCGGACGACCTTTATTATCGCCGTACTCACCAGCGAGAAAATACCGGACAGCATTAGGAAACGGTTTGCGGAATCTTTTAAGCCAGAGGGTAATATGGTCGGGTTCAAGATTAGCTCCTTTCGGTAAATGTTCAGGGTCATAAGTAAGTGTTAGAAAAAAAGCCTGAGCGTTGGGACGCTCAAGCTCGAAGACAAGTCGGGTTGTCCAATCACGAGCACGATTGATCCGACAAGCAGGGCAGCGATTGCAAGCCCATTTTTGTTTGCCCTGGGGATTGATGCAAAGCACATCACATCCGCCAACCAATACGACGCACGCGGCGCGGATTGCCAGCACGACCACGACGGGCAGAGCCACGACGAGCGCGATAGCGAGAGCGTTGACGATAGCGCATAATTATCTCCTTTCATTTCATTTTGGCGCGGCGCGCAAGGCGGGCCGCTTCGCCTGCCGCAGACTTTGCGGCTTTTGCAGCTTTATACGCACGATAACCGCCATAGGCACCTCGTACAGCACCGCCAAAGGGTATGGCAAGGAGACCGAGAGAAGCGAGCGTGTAGAGCGTATTGACGGGGATACCAGTGGCATTTGACATTTGCATGACAATGGGTAGGACCTCGCCGGTTTCGATCAAGTTCTGATCGGGTATATTGAGCCGTTCACCGCCTGGCATTTCGATGTTGACCATTGAAGGATGAGTCCCAGCAGTAACGCCATTAGAGCCCATGGTGATCTCGGAAGGTTGCATTACGATGGGAGACACAGGAGAAGCATTTTTATTTTGTCGAGCAACGATGCTTGCCTGGTAGTCATTGATCTGAAGCTTGAGATAGTCATTCTGTAGCTTTTGATTTTCGAGTGAAAGAGCCTCCGAAGCAGCTTGCGCTTCAGTAGCTTTTGCAGGTGAAGGAGAATACTCGAAGTTGGACGGGCCACTAGTGGACATGGAACCGACGAGTTGAGCAGAAGCAGCAGAGGATCCAAGCATTACGGAAGGATGAATTCCAAGAGACTTGGCAAGAGCAATTTTACCTTTTATGTCCTTTTGTTGAAGCTCCATGACTTTTGAGTCATAAGCAAGTTTGTCACGGTATTCGGCCTCACGCCGACGGTCACCAGTTCCGAAAGCTTCATTTAGATCTGAGAAGCCACGGCTGATGAATGATTGACCCATATCAGAAAGGAAGCCCATTTTTCACCTCATTTACATTTGAGTTTAGAAGGGCTGGCTCGTCCTGGATAGCGATGACCAGACGAACCGGCGTGACCGGTACTCCACAGTACTTCACGACGTTCATGGCGTCGAGCACAATCGAGAGCACGGGTGAGTTCTTGTTTACTTCGCACGTCTGACACGCTGACAACGGGAAACGACAAGCTACCAAGTCCTGAGGATTGAACTCGTCGCGGGTTATCGTTGAAAAGATTTGCATGTTTTAACCTCCGGTTAGGTATTAGTTGACCCATGCGCAAGGGCATGGTGTCACCTAGCACAGTGTTTGTCAAGGAACCCACTGTGCGAAAACCGCCAGCCCTTACGGACTGGCGGAGCGGACGCGGGATGAAGCGAGCCGCAGGGCGCTGCGAGAGTCTGGGACTCGCTCGCCTCGGGTGTGACGTCTTACGACTCATTACCCGCATCCTGAGGTTGTCCGGCGGTCAGCGCCGGACTCTTGCCGGCTTCGCCGGCGCTGTCTACAGGAGAAGTGGGCCGCTTGAGAGTGGAGC